AAAAAAATATAATAATAACGAAAACGGGACTTGAAGCCAGAATAACAGAGGAAAACAAGGCATTTAAAAGATAAACTAAATATATGGGAATAGTCTGAAAAAACCAAACCCCTTTATATTGGGAACGGCATATGATAGGCTAAAACCGTGGAGGCCCGGCATTAAGCCCGGGCTCTTTTGCTTTTCTGAGGTAGCAGGCACCCGCGAGGGGCTTGACTATACAATTATGGTGTTCCGGAGGGTCGGAGGGTTGCATATCACGCAAAGGCTAGGGTGGGGGCCGGTGATATAAAGGAGTGGTGCAGATGGGGCGATTATTGCCGTCCTGCTGTGGCTTTGTCTGGCGGGCCTGGTGGGGTACTTTTTGTGGATGGTGAATAGGATACGATAGCGAGGTTTTATGCATAAGCGCGTGAACATCTCGGAAGAAGAACGCCAGGCGGCAGAAGAAGCTTGGAATATGAGCCTGGACGTTGAATGCCGCGCCCTTGGCAAGATAAGCGGGCCAGCCTATGACTACTATGTTATCTGGTTACCGTGGCTTAAGGATGAGATAGGGCAGGCAACAGTAAGATGCCCGGCAGAGTGGTTAAGATAATAATGCCAAGTGTGGAGAGCATTATTGGCGGAGAAAATGTAAGATACGATAGCAAAGGCCGGCCAGGGAACTGGCTTTTTCTATGGGCTTTTGTCTAGGGTAGCTCCCGAAAAGCGTAACGCCTAACGCCTGACAAGAGCCTTTAATTGTTTTTAGGCGATACCAATAAGGCGGTGGGAATATGGCAAAGCAAGATGTGTATTGGTTTAAGCACGACGGTAATGCGCGCCGAGATATAAAGATTTTAGAAATGCGCGCTGAATACGGGGCCGAGGGTTATGGCTGGTGGTGGATGCTCGTAGAGATGATGAGAGAGGCCACGGACTACAGACTTAAACTAAGCGGCAAATACCTGTCCAAAGAATTAGACGCAAACCCCGACAGGCTAAACAAGTTTATCCAAGATTGCATAAACGACTTTGAGCTTTTTCAAAGTGACGATAAATACTTCTGGAGCCCCTCCCTTTGCCGAAGAATGGCCAATTATTCTGATGTAATTGAAAAGCGAAGGGAGGCGGCAAATATCAGATGGAATAGATAAGCTATGCAAATGCATTGCAAATGCAATCCAAGTGTTATGCGATAAGAGAAGATATGATATGAGTAGATATGATCTGATATGAAAAGAGAAGAAGAGAGCGTAGGAGAGGGTACATAGGGGGAACCTCTTTTTTTATTGAAAGGCGGGAGAGAACATGCTTGAAACCATTGCGGCATTTAGCATAATTCCATTGGGCGTGTTGCTTGGGCTGTTAATAGCAGAGTGGCCGCTATGATTTGCAACTGCCCGTTCGTAGGCACGAAGCTATGCGAGGGTTGCCCGGAGCGGGCTTATTTAGAGGCGGAGCGAGAAGGGATGATTGAGGGGTGAGGCCCTATGAACTTTGATAAGAAAATAAAGTTGCTTTTACTAAAGCTCAGCAAGCAGGGCCATGAGGTAACGCTGATAAAGGAGCAGAGATATTCGCAGACATTTGATAATATCTATGCCCGACACAAACTTACCTTCTGGGTGCTAAACGAGAAGGGCAAGAAAGTTCCCCAAACCCTGGAGTTTAAGAACGCGATAGAACTATTGAAATATATGGTGGTGAGAGCCAATGAACGAGAGGCAAAAGGCATTTGCTGATTATTATATTGAGACTGATAATGCCACCGAAAGCTATAGGCGCGCTTATCCCAAGTGCAAAAGTGATAAAGCAGCTGCCACCAACGGAGGAAAGTTACTTGGAAATACTGAGATTAAAGCTTATATACAAGAAAGACTAGCCTCCAAGGACAACGCCCGCATAGCTTCCCAGGATGAAGTGCTGGAGTTTCTTACCCAGGTGATGCGCGGTGAAGTCCCTGACCAGCTGGGGCTTGAAACCTCAGTCAAAGACAGGAGCAAGGCTGGGGAGCTGCTGGGCAAGAGGTACGGCCTGTTTACAGACAACCTTAACCTGGGCGGCGAGGTCGGCGTAAAGATCGTGGATGATTGCTGATGGAAGTACGATTATCAGACACAATCGCACCATCTTTCCGAGAAGTACACCGGGACATAAAGAGCCGCACCCATACCCATTATTGGCTCAAAGGCGGACGCGGTTCTGCTAAATCTTCATTCATAGCAATTGAGATTATCCTGGGCATAATGAAGGACCCGGAAGCCAACGCCACGGTGTTGCGCAAAGTTAAAGAAACGCTAAAAGACTCAGTATTTGAGCAGTTGGTATGGGCTATTCATATCCTGGGCGTTGAAAGGTTTTGGCATATCCCCCAGGCCCAGCTTGTTATGACTTATATCCCAACCGGTCAGAAGATTCTTTTCAGGGGCGCAGACAACCCCAGAAAGATTAAGTCCATTGCCTTTGCAAAGGGCTATTGTAAATACTTCTGGTATGAGGAATTAGACGAGTTTAACGGCATGGAAGAGATCCGCATGATTAACCAGTCCTTACTTCGCGGTGGGCCTGAGTTCATTGTGTTTTATTCTTACAACCCGCCAAAGAGCCTGACGAATTGGGTAAATGCAGAGACGCAGTTAACCAGACCAGACCGGTTCATACATCACAGCAATTATTTGAGCGTCCCCCGCGAATGGTTGGGGGAGCAGTTTATCATTGAGGCTGAGCATCTTAAAGAGGTCAACGAACCGGCTTATAATCACGAATATATGGGCGAGATAACCGGAACCGGCGGGGAGGTATTTGCAAATGTTCAATGCCGGCCAATATCAGACGAAGAAATCAAAGGGTTTGAGGTCATACGCCGGGGCTTGGATTTTGGCTTTGCTATTGATCCATTGGCCTATGTCGTTTGTGCCTATAATCGAAAATTCAAAAGACTCTTTATCTACCATGAGTTTTATGCCGTGGGCGCATCCAACCGGCTAGTATACACCGAGGTCGCCCGCGAGAACAAAGACAACCAACCGCTATATGCTGACTCAGCCGAGCCAAGAACTATAAACGAGTTAAGGCAGTACGGCATGAGGATAGTGCCGGTCAAGAAAGGCCCGGACAGTGTTGAATACGGCATTAAGTTCCTGCAAGACTTGGAAGCGATCATAATTGATGATACCAGATGCCCGGAAACGGCCAGAGAGTTTCTAAATTACGAACTGGAGAAGGATGCACAGGGCAACTTTAAAGCCAACTTCCCGGACAAAGACAACCACAGCATTGATGCTGTTAGATATGCCATGAATTACGAGTGCCAGAAGTACCGGGAGCAGGTCAAAAAGAAAGAGCCCCACTACAACTTCGACTTCGAGCGCAAGCAGGCCGAGAAGAACAAGGGCGTGACGGTGACAGAATCATTTTTCAAGGGAGGATGGAAATGACAACCGCATTAATAGCAACAGGAGAAGCGATTCTCCTGTTTTTATGCCTATATTTAGGCTTTCGCACCGGCCTACGCCTGGGTATGCAGACCGCAAAGGGCCAGCTCCCGCCCAAGCTAACCCCGGTCAAGGCGGTCAAGGAAGCTATAGCGCCGCCCAAGACGGACCCGGCCACAGCGGAGATGCTAAAGGGCCACGCTAACATGATGGCATATGACGGATTCTTGCCCGAGGAAAGGCAGGTGACATAATTGTACGAAAACACGGCAGATTGGGATCTCTATACTGAGGGGATCAAATATAAAAGCAGTCTGAATCTATTCGCCACGACCAACCGCAACGAACGCTTTTACGCTGGGCATCACTGGGACGGAGTAGACACCGGTGGGCTGCCGCAAGTCTGCCTCAACGTGACGAAAAGGATCGTCAATTGGAAAGTCAGCCAAATCATGTCGGACATGCTGACCATGCAGTTTAGCGCCGAGAACAGCGCCAACTACGACCCCAACAACCCGGACAAGATAGCCGGGCTGCAGGAAGTGGCGCAGCTGCTCAACGACTATGCCCGCACCACCGCCGAGCGGTTGAAGCAGGACAGCCTTGACGAGCAGGGGCTTTTTGACGCGGCTCTCTCCGGTGACGGCATCATTTATTACTATTGGGACGACTCAATTAATGCCGGGCTTAATGAGTGGGGCGCAGAGGTCAAAGGCGATATGGTAGCGGAGTTGATAGACAATGTCTGCTACTTCCCCGGCAACACCGCAGAGCCGCGCCCGAACGACAAGAACGGGCCTTTGCAGCCATATATCATCCTATCTTTTCGCAAGTTGGTTAAAGACGTTAAGGCTGAGGCAAAGGCCAACAGGATACCTGCTGAGGACATAGAGCGGATAGGAGCCGACAACGACACCCAGTACAGAGCGGGGGACCGGGCCAAGAAAGAACCCAACAACGACGGCGAGAAGGGTTTTTGCACCGTGCTGCTAAAGCTATGGGTGGACAAAGGCACGATATGGGCGCGCAAGTCCACGCAGGCTGTAGTGATACGCAAGGACTGGGACACCGGCTTGCACAGATACCCGGTAGCCTCAATGCAGTGGACACCGCGCAAAAACTCGTGTCATGGCGAGGCAGAGGCAACCGAGTTGATACCCAATAACATAGCGGTCAATAAGCTCATGGCGACTATGATCCTCTGGACAATGCTCATGGCCTGGCCGAAAGCGATATATGACGCCAACCGCATTGGAGCGTGGTCGAACGACATAACCAAGGCTATCCCGGTGGAAGGAGAAGTAACCGGGGCAGCCCAGTACTTACAACCCCAAGGACTACCTTCCCAGGTGCAGGCTTTGTTTGAGTTACTGGTACAGACCACCAAGGACATGGCCGGAGCCAACGAGACGGCCCTGGGCGACAACTCGATAACCAAGACGGCGGCGGGCATTATCGCTCTGCAAAAAGCATCTGCCCTGCCGCTATCCACCAACAAACGGCGGTTTGCTCAATTTAAAGAGGACCAGGGCTTAATCTGGCTCGACTTCTGGCTTTCCATGTTCAAAGTCCCCCGGATGCTGACAGTGGAACAGAAAAACCCGGAAACCGGGCAAAAGGAAATTGTGCAGGTGCCTTTTAACGGGTCGGATTACAACCAGACCGCATTTAATCTTAAAATCGACGTTGGAGCATCGGCGCAGTATTCTGACATTACTGCCATCCAGACAATGGACAACTGGCTAGACAAGCAATTAATCACATTTAAGCAGTATTTGGAACGTATACAGCAATTCCACCTTGTCCCTGACGTTGAGGGCCTTATCGACGAAGTGGAGCAGCAGGAGCAGGGAGCCAAGCAGCAGGAAATGATGGACGCTTTCGAGCAGTTTGTAAGTCAGCTTTCGCCTGAACTACAGGCGGCGATAGCGCAGGAATCACAAATGATAGCGGGAGGTATGGGAAATGCAATGCCCGGAGTGCAGCAATCCGCTGTTTATTAGTAATAGCAAACTGATTAGTGACGTTGGCAGTACCGATGTATTCAGCGAACTAACGATGGTCTGCGTAAACCCCAAGTGCGGCACCTACGCAGGGCCGAACCTTAACGAGCCCCTGAAGGTGGCGGCGACGATCAAGAATAAGGTTAATTAGGGAGGTTTTATGCGAGTTCTTTTGTGTATTCCCTATACCGGCTACATCGCGCCCCAGGCCGCCTACTCGCTCATACCCATGGTGTGCCAGGCGCGCAACCGGGGGATAAGTGTGGATATGCTGCCCATAGGGTTAAGCCTGGTTTATACGGCGCGTGAGGCGGCGGTAAAGGCGTTCCTGGAAGGGCCATATGATGCCCTGCTGTTCGTGGACAGCGACATGGTTGTGCCGGTGGATATGCTTGCCCGGCTGGTAGACGCCGACAAGGACATAGTATCGGCCCTGGCATTCAAGCGCACCCCGGGCTATGAGCCTTGCATCTTCAGTGAGTGCAATGAGCAGGAGGCGACTTTTTACCTGGACTACCCCAAAGGATTAATCGAGATTGAGGGGGTAGGCATGGCCTGCACTCTGATAAAGCGGCGGGTGTTTGAGGCTGTGCCGGAACCGTGGGTCTTCCCCCACAAGACACTGGGGGAGGATTTATCCTTCTGCGTGAGAGCGAGGGCGGCAGAATTCAAGATATTCTGTGATACTGAACTGGTTTGTGGGCATTGTAATGTTGAGACGATAGGGGAGGGACATTATGTTAATTGGCGCAATGCTGGTCAGAAATGAGGAGGGCCGCTACCTTGAGCGCGTGCTGGAGCAGATGCGGTCAGTGTGTGACAAGATTATAATTCTGGATGATGCCAGTACCGACAGAACCCCGGAGATATGCGAGGAATACGGAGTAATAGTGCATTGCTCCGATCAATCATACTGGGGAACTGACGAACTGATGCAACGAAAAGTATTGTGGAACTTGGCTACAGAGCAAGCCAAGAATGGCGATTGGATATTATGCTTGGATGCTGACGAAACCATAACCAATATCGAAAAGCTGCGCGAGGTCTGTATGTTTGCCGACCTGCACCCGGAAGTGGATGGAATAGCTTTCCCCCTCTATGATATGTGGGACGAAGCCCATTACCGGGAAGATGAATTGTGGAACGCCCATACCCGGCCTTGGATGATGTGTGTTAAATACGACCCGAACCGCGAATATGTCTGGCGAGAAACGCCGCTGCATTGTGGCAGATTCCCATTGAACGCGAACGCTGGGGATATTGTGACGACCCCCGGAATGGCTATCCAGCACTGGGGATGGAGTCGCGCGCCTGACAGGGAGGCGAAGTACCGGCGATACATGGAGGCTGACCCGGAAGGAAAGAGCGGGAGCCTGACACAGTATCAATCAATACTGGACGAAAGGCCGACACTAAGGAGGTTTGAGGCATGAGCAATATTCAAATTATGTGCGGATTACCAAGAAGCGGGAAAAGCACGTGGATCAAAAGCAACAAGACCAACGAGGTAATAATATCAGCCGATGATATTAGGTATTTAGTTTATGGTCAAAGGTTCTGGGGCGATGGTGAACCCTTAATGTGGTCAATCCGTGGAATGATGCTGGAATACCTTATGCAGCAGGGCGTTAATATCATCATTGATGAGACCAACACCACCAAAGAACGCAGGAAGCCCATTATAAAACTGGCAAAAAAATATGGGTATTCCATAATAGGCAACGTCGTCGAAGGCGCAAGCGAAAAGGTTTGCATAATTAGGGCCGAGAAAGAGGGCCAAACAGACTTGATCCCGATAATTCAGAGAATGGCTAAACAGTTCGAACTACCCGAAAAGTCAGAGGGATTTGATGAATTAAGGATGGTGTAAGATGCGCATTTTAATCGGCTCCCCCGTCCGCACCTCTGAACCCTGGCAGACAGAAGCCTTTAAGCACTACCTTAATTCAATAGACCGCCTGGAGAGGCCGGCCGGAGCAACAATCGACCGGCTTTTTTTATTGCACAATTCGCCGCATTTACGCGAGATAGTGCAGGAAGGGCCGATTCCGGGCGGGGCGCAGTACCTTGCTGACGTGACAACCCCCGACCGGTACGAATGCGACGAGAACACCCACAACTGGGAAACGGAGAACCTATTGGCCGTCACCGGGATGAGGAATTTCCTTATTTCAACAGCCCGGGAAATGGATTACGACTATTATTTCATGGTGGATGCTGACCTTGCATTGCACCCTAAAACGCTGGTCACGCTGATAGAAGCCCAAAAGGATATTGTTGCAGAAGCATTTTGGACAAGGTGGACTCCAGACGATATAGAAGCCGTCAACGCATGGGACAGGGATACATACACTTTCTTCCCGGACATGGAAACGCGGTTTAGGCAGTTTCGACAGCCGGGATTATACCAGATAGGCATGACC